CGACGGCTGGAACGAACCAAGAAGATGCCTTTTTGAAGGCTCTCGGACTAAATAATTAACAGGAGAATGATCAATGACAATCAACTACATCACTAAACACGAAGGCACCTTTGAAAAGAAATTGATGCAAGGCGCACTTACAAGTATTTTGGAAACACCACGAGTAAACTGGTTAGGCGCTAAGTCTTTCGAATTGCCTACAATTTCAGTAACTGGTTATAAAGCACACACACGCTCTAAAGGCTACAACGCTGGTACAGTATCAACTGACAAGAAAGTCTACACACTCGGATTCGACCGTGACGTTGAGTTCTTCGTTGATTCTGCAGACGTAGACGAAACAAACCAAGAACTTTCAGCTGCTAACGTATCTAACACATTCATTACTGAACACGCAACTCCAGAAGTTGACGCCTACCGCTTCTCTAAACTTGCAACAGAAGCTATCACAGGTACACACTTCAAGTCTGAAGCTGACTTGTCAGAAGTGAACATCTACTCACGCTTGAAAGCTGCCCTTTTACCAGTTCGTAAATATGGCGCTCAGAACATCGTTGTTTATGTTTCTAGCGAAGTGATGGACTTCTTGGAACGTTCTAAAGAGTTCACACGCTCTATCGCTACTACATCACCTCAAGGCATCGATACTCGTGTCACTTCTCTTGACGGAGTTCAGCTTATCGAAGTTTGGGACGATGCACGCTTCAAAACCAAATTTGATTTCACTACTGGATTTGTTAAAGCTGCAGACGGTAAAGACATTAACTTCTTGATCGTTGCTAAGCCTGCAGTAATTGCAAAAGCTAAATTTAACTCTATCTATCTTTTCGCACCTGGTCAACATACAGAAGGCGACGGATACTTATACCAAAACCGTTTGTATCATGACCTCTTCGTCCTAGAGACTAAGAAAGACGGTGTCTACGTTTCTCACAAAGCCTAATAAGGGGGGGTAATCCATGAAGAAGTATGAAAAATTGAACCAGGTCTACACAGTCCAAGAAGGGAGCTTGCTCGAAGCGCAATTAGTCGCTGACGGCTTTGAAGAAGTGGTTGACGAAGCAGAGCTTGAAGAGCTACTTGCTACTCATCAACTCGCAGACCTTACTTTGGTTGAGCTGAAAGCTCTTGCTAAAGAGCGAGGGCTTGAAGGATACTCAAACAAAACAAAAGACGAGCTTTTGGAGGTATTGAATGGCTAAGTATCAATCTAATCTGAATGTTTACCTGGCTAAGTCTGACCGCCATTTTGATAAAGGTCAGGTATATGATCTGGATAAATATGAAGCGCAGGAAATCAACGCACTAGTTGATTGTTTGGAACTCGTTGAGGATCTTGACGAGGGATTAGTTGAGGTGGAGACATCCACCTTTTAAGGAGGTGATTTGATGTCTTACCTAACTAAAGCAGAGTTCGAGAAGCTCGGATTTGAAGTTGAGGGCGATTTTGACAAGCTTTTAAAGCGAGCAGAACTCGCAATCGATGCATTTACAAGAGGTTTCTATTTCTTGAATAGCTTTGAGAGTGACACTGAAGTACGAAAAAGGGCAGTCAAGCTCGCTATGGCTTATCAGATAGCTTATTTAGACAGTTCAGGAGTCATGACGGCAGAAGACAAGCAGTCTATTGCTAGTATGTCAGTCGGACGAACATCGGTAAGCTATCGTACAAGCTCACAGAACGGCTCAGGCTCGCTTTCAGTGGCTGAACGGTATAATTTATCCAAGGACACGGAAAACTGGCTTAGAATGGCTGGATTTGGCTTTATGAGGGTTGATTATGATAGATAAAAGAATGCTACCTGATTCTGTGACTATCAAGAAGTCAACTGGAGAGGATAAGTGGGGGAAAGAAACCTATTCTGAACCCCTTTTTTTATCTCCTTGCAAGTTCGATAGATCCTTTTCTCATTCTGGCTCAGGCAATCATCGTAGTGAGTACAATTCCTCAACCGTGATTGTGTATCACAAATACTGCCCTGTGTCGCTTGACAAGAGCTTCATCGGTGGCATTGTAGAAGAGGACGGAGTCAGCTACGTTGTTAAAAACATCATCCCTCAGTATCATCCTTTGACAAGTAGGCTTTTAGCTTATGAAATCGAGGTGATTTAGTGGGTGGTGGTGCAAGTGTCAAGATTGACCTGAACGGCGTTAAAAAGAAGGTATCGCCTGAGAACTTCGCCAAGGGCAAGTTGGCCATCGCCAACCAAATGCTACTGGACATGGATCCATACGTCCCTAAAAGGAAGGGGGTTTTAAGAGCTAGTGGCCATGCCAGACAGGATTCGGTAGTGTATGTGACACCTTACGCTAGATTGCTTTACTATGGCAAGAAGCGGAAAGGGTTCTTTTCTGAGAAACAAAGAAAGTTTTTCTTTGCAAACAAGGAGAAGTTGCTGAGCCAACGGCCAACGCCTGGAACGGGTCCAAGGTGGGATAAGAAAGCCGCAGCCCTACACTCTAAGAAGTGGGGTGATGTCGGATTGAAAGCGATGGGATTGAAATGAACCAAAACAATGACTTTTCAGAGGTCTTGCTTGAGCATATCAAGGGCATTCAAGAGAAAATCCCGTCTAAACACGGTTATTTAGCTGAGAAAGAGGGGTTAGTAGTATTCCCTCTAGCTGGTGGAGAGGTTGTAGACGAGGACATGGCTGGAACTCAAACAGTCAGCTTGCCTTTTGAAATTGCTATCAAGTCACGAGATCAGGAATTAAACAATAATACATTGTGGCAGATTAACGCTGCCTTATCAAAAATGGACCTAGAATTGCCAAGTAAGAATGGATCTTACGAGTTTTTAGGTCTGAAAGTCGACAAGCCTTACTTAAACGATTTAGACGAGCAAGGCTTTTACATTTACTTGCTGGACGTAACTGCCAGCCTTGAAATTGAAAGGAACGAATAACTAATGGCAAAAAATAAAAACGTAAAACGTAAACATTACATTGCGCCTTACAAAGAAGCAACTCCAGACACTCCGCCAACTGCGACAGAGTATCTCTGGATTGCTAAAGGCTTCAAGTCATCATCACCAGAGAACGATGAGAAGACAGACGACTTCACAGATTTTGCTGGTGACGGAACACCTGAAGAACAAGTGATCAGTAAGACACGAGGCCGTTCTTTTGAAGGCGTTCGTGATACAGACGACAAGGCACAGAACTTTATCGCTGATAAAGAAGACGCAGTAGGCGACGAGCTTTTGGTTTGGTACAAGGAAGTAGACACGACTGGAAAAACTCAATACGAGGGGCCAGCTCGTCTTTCTGGTATCGAAATCGGGGACGGTGAAGCGTCTGAAAATGAAAGTATTAAGTTTAAGGTCGTATGGACTCGTAAACCTAAGAAATCAACAGTAGTACCAGGATAATCTAAGGCGTGAATTATCACGCCTTTTTATTTTTGAAAAGGAGCATAAAAACATGGTAGTCATTAAAAAAGCTAGTAACATCATCCCTATTGATTTCGGAGAGTTCCAACTGGAATATCTAGCAAACGATAAGGGTGTCAAAGAACTTGACTCATTTCTTGATAATTTGAAGAAAGAATGGAAAAAGATGGGAAAACTCTCTGACGAGGCAATCGTTAAGAAGGGCAGAGAAATCGTTGAGGACGGGTGGACTCGTCTTTTTGGTGCTGAAGAGTTTGAAAAAGTATTCAAATTCGCAGACGAAGACTCGACAGTCGCATTTAACTATCTGATCCAGACAACCCATGGAATTATCAAAGATTATCAAGAGCGCAACTCAGAAGATGCATTCAAGAAGTATCTAGCGTGATGCCATGTTAGATATTTCTAGAAAGCTAGTTGATGAGCTTGTTCTAGAAATTGAAGGCAAAGAACAGACTTTCCCTCTGCTCTTATCGTTCGATAGAGTTTTGAAAGTCTTTGAATTGTGGAAAGACGACGAAGTTTCGGACATTATGCGACCTTTCTTTGCGTTGAGGATCCTGACAGGTGTTTCTTTTGATTTTTTGACCGTAAACGAGGCCATGCAAGTGATATTGGCAATCTTTGAAGAACACATACAAAACGGCAAAATAGAAGACGACGTTGAGTACGACCTGGCAGGTAATGTCATAAAGTCCTCGACGTCGTCAGAAGCACCACAGAAAAGACTCTACAACGTGAAGCATGACGGAGCTTATATCTTTGCTTCTTTCATGCAAGCCTACAAAATCGACTTAATTGAAGAGATTGGAAAGTTGCACTGGAAAAAATTCAACGCATTACTTGTCGGTTTGCCTGAAGGAACCAAATTTGTAGAAGTCGTGAAGATTCGCTCTTACGAGCCGCAAAAGGGCGACAGTCAGGAATACATCGAGAGTATGCGGAAATTACAAAAAGAATACCGTCTACCAGACGACGAAGAAGACGACGAACTGGAAGACGATGAATATGATTATTACGAATAGAAAGGAGGTATACAATGGCAGATGGGAAAGTTGTCATCCAGGTTGATATGGATGGTAATAAAGCACAGTCAGGTGTTGAACGTTTAAAAGGCATGATGGGTGGATTAGCTGAAAGCGGAGAGCGAGTAGGCTCGGTCTTTAAATCGGTTTTAGGCGCTAACATTGTCAGTGGTGCTCTGATTGCAGGGGTCCAATCCCTTGGAAATGCTTTGAAGAGTGTTTTTTCTACGGCTTTGGACGAAGGGGCAAAACTCCAACAATCCTTTGGTGGTATCGATACGCTTTATAAAGGTGCTGAAGATACCATGAAGCAATATGCTACTACTGCGGCAGCTGCTGGTATCTCTGCTAATACATACGCAGAGCAAGCCGTTTCTTTCGGTGCTAGTTTGAAAAAAGCACTTGGAGGGGATGCAGTTAAGGCTGCTGAGTCAGCAAATAAGGCAATCATGGCTATGGCCGACAACTCAGCTAAAATGGGTACTGATATCGGTTCAATCCAGATGGCCTATCAAGGATTTGCCAAGGGGAACTATACCATGCTGGATAACCTCAAGCTAGGGTATGGTGGTACTCAACAAGAAATGCAACGGCTTCTTAAAGATGCAAGCAAACTTGAGAAGGCGATGGGTAAGAAGTTTGATATCAACAACTTTGCCGATATCGTAGAAGCCATTGACCTGGTTCAGCAAGAATTAGGAGTGGCAGGGGTTGCAGCAGAAGAAGCTAAGACGACCTTTAGTGGCTCGTTTGCAGCAATGAAGGCATCAGCTTCCAATTTCTTGGCGAATTTAGCACTCGGAGAAGATATTGGCCCATCATTGAAGGCGCTCGTTTCTACTACCTCTACATTCCTGCTAGGCAATTTCTTGCCGATGGTTGGGAATATCATGAGGCAACTTCCACAAGCCGTTGAGACGGCTCTGGCAGAAGCTGGCCCTAAAATTGAGCAAGGCTTCAAATCCTTGTTTGCATCACTCGGAGTTGATGAGGGCGTCTTTGACGTTATCAAGGACACTTTTCGAGATGTTGTTGTGACAATCCAGTCGCTCTTTGAAGAACTGACAAGCGAATCCAATGGGTTTGGCAATGTTATCCAAGGTGTTGGGAATGTCATTCAAACAGTTAACGTCATCATCCAGAATATGGCTATGGCCTTTCAGTTTGCACTCGAAGCCTTCTCTGAAACAGGAGCAATCAAGAACGCCTATCAAGCATTTAAAGATTTGACGGATGCAGCTTTAGATCTTGCAATTAAGTTAGGCGATGCTATTCCTTGGGATATCGTAGGCGCAGCCGCTGGGCACGTCGTGAACGCTATTTCAATGATTGTGAGCTGGATTTCAAAATTAACTCAATCAATTAGTGCAGATGTCTGGAGAGGATTGATTGCAGGGATTGGAGGAGCTCTAGTCGCTTTCAAGGCATTTAATTTCTTGAAGAGCTTTAATCCGTTTGGCTTATTTGCTAAAGGTGCAAAAGAAGGAGCGGACGAAGTTGTGAAGGGTGCAACGAGCTCGAAAAGCGCAATCGCTCAAATCTTCAAATCAATCTCAACTCTAATCAAAACAACAGGAACAGCAATCAAAACGGCTGCGACAGGAATTGGTGAAGGTATCAAAATTGCTCTTTCTGGTTTAGCGCCAGTCATCCGAGCATTTGGATTAGCTTTGAGAACGGCAGGAGTTGGGAATATCCTTGCTCTTGGCGGAGCGATTGGTATTGCAGCAGTCGGAATCGGAGCTGGAGTGGCTATTATTGCTGCAGGCCTAAGTCTCATTGCTAGTCAAGGCGAAGGAGTGGCTACAATCATTAACGCAGTTGGGCAGGCATTTGCTACTGTTGCTACTGCAATCATCAGCACATTTGCCCAGGCTATCGTTACAGTTTCAGGAGTTCTGCCAACAGTAACAAGTGCTCTTGCTCAGCTCGCTCCTCTTGTTGTTGCATTCGGAGAGGCAATGGGTGCAGCAGCTCCGTTTATCACAGCTTTAGGCGAAGCCATTTCAGGAATTGCAACGGCAGTGACTCCAATCGTCGAGATTATAAGTAATGCATTCGTTTCAGTAGCTCAAATTATAGCTGACGCTATCGTTCAAATTGTTGAAGCGATAGCTCCATTTGCTCCAGCTATAACTGAAATGGTCGTTGCGATAGCTCCGTCAATTGCTGATATTGTTTCGTCATTTAGCAGCATGTTCTCTCAGATTAGTCCTATCATTGATAGCTTGTCTAATCTCTTGAAAACATTTGGAGAACAAGTGAGCTCTATCTTGAAAAGTGCTGGTAGTGTAGTTGAGTCCTTTGGTTCTGCTATTCGTAATGTACTTGATGGTGTAGCTGGAATCTTTGACAGCATCGGTAATGCTGCTAAGAATGCAGGTCTAGGCGTTAAATACATGGCAGAGGGCATTCAAATCCTTGTCGGTCTTAATTTAGCTGACCTTGCAGGGACTTTGACAGTTGTTTCAGCTGGGCTTACTGCTATTGCTAACTCAGGTATCGCTACGGCTGGGCCAGGATTGCAACAAGCAGGGACTGGTTTGATGTTGATTGCTACATCGGCTCAACTTGCAAGTCTTGCTTTGCAGTCAGTGCCTACTGATCTATCATCACTAAGCACTAGCCTTGGTACATTGCCTGAAACATTGGCGAGCGCTGGAGCTTCGATGAGCACTTTTGCTTCATCGGTTATGGCTTCATTTGCAAGTCTTTCTGGATCCGTGACGGGTGTCATGATGCTACAAACAGGTTTGATGGCTCTAGCTAATACGATGATGATGGCTCAAAGTGGAGCTTCAGCGATGTCATCTACTCTAACAATGATTAACGCATCGGCTTCATCTG